GAATTAATTAAAATATCTGCATTAAATCAAGACGGCGCCGGAATTGAACAATCCCTAAAGGATATGAAAGAATTTATCGACGTCGGCAAATTAGATATGAACAGTTATGCACAGTCGGCGGCGTTGGCTATGAATGGTATAGATAACCTATCTACAGCGTGGAAACAGGCGGCAAACGGGGACGGTACCGCACTGAACAACATAATTAACGACTATGTTCGTTCAATGACAGAGTTCGGAGCATCATCTGCGGAAACGGCGGTCGGTGTTAGTCTGTTAAATTCCGAATGTACGAATATGCAGGATGCAGTAAATAAGGGCAAAATTGATGATGTAGTTCAGAAAATGAATGAAACAGGTCAAACAATGGGATTGACGACCGAGGAAATCGTTGAGGGTACTGCGTTAATTAAAAACGGATTTGACAGCGTACGCCAAGCCGTTGAAAAAGGCGATATAAACGGCATATTAAAGGATATGATGTCTGAGGGAAGTCAGCAAGGTATTGATATGACAGCGGACAAGTTGACCGAAATGTCGCGTGCTATGGGACTGATACCGAATGAAAAACGTATCAAGATAACCGCAGACGGATTTGAAGTCGTTGATGATTTGACCGCCAAAGTTCGACAACTGGAGGGCAAAAAGTTTGTTGTAACTGTTGACACAGAGGGTAACACAGACGGTGTTGATAATGTCGAGAAAAAGACAAAACAACTTGACGGCAAACAGTGTGAGGTCATATTTACAGCAGACGGAACACCCGCCATTGCAACAATAGATAATACAGAATACAAAATAGCCGAATATGACGGTACAACCGGAACGGCGAAACTAATTGCCGAAAACGGCGAGGCTATCGGCGTTATTGATTTAACCACAGGCAAAATAAATCTGATTCCTACAACACACGATACAGAAATCACAGCACAGGATAACACATCAGCAGGCGTTGAGAGTGCAAAGGCTAATTTAGATACCGTAAAAGATAAAACAGTAACACTGACCGTTCAGACGGTTCAAGTTGGTGGATTGAGTAATCAAAATGTTCCGGCGGCCAAGTTTGGCAGTTCGGGAATGTTCGTAAAAAAAGCCAAAAAAGCCAAAGGTACACAAAATTTTGAGGGCGGTTTGGCAATGGTTAATGATGAAAAGGGTATATCTGACCCGCGAGAATTAATCGTTGACAAAGGACGTGCATTTATACCACAGGGCAAGGACGTGTTGTTGCCGTTGTCAAAGGGTGCAAAGGTGTACACAGCGTCGCAAACTAAGGCGATAATGAACGGTATGGGTATACCGCATTACGCAACAGGAAAAGACAATTCGGACGCGTTTACATCAGCCAAGGACGATTGGACGCATTACACTAAAACGCACGCAGTAACGACTGCACAAGATCTTGAAAAGTGGTTAGAATTTCAAGAGAAATTCAAATCGAACGACAAGGATATTGCCGATATAGAGGAACAAATTTTCAGTCTGACACAGAAACGCACGCAGGAGTTAAACAACCTGTCAAAGTCGTACATTGAAGAACGTGCGGCACTGAATGACTGGGACGACAACGGCGACAATCCTGTTGACGCATTTGCCCGTATTCGTGACCGCAATATGGCGGAAGTCGAGGCAGGACGTATGACGTGGGAGGACTATACGACAGAAATGTCAAGTATAGGTTCAACGTTATACGAGAATATGACCGAATACAGTCGCGATTGGTTGGAACACCAAGAAAAATACAACGGTATGAGTGCCGCCGATTATATCGCAGGTATCGGCAGAATACAGACGTACACCGAACAAATGTACGCACAGGGTATAATCAGCCACAAAGAATATGTAGAGGCAAAAAACAAGCTGAATGATGAGTATTTGGACAAGCGTAAAGAACAAATTGAGAAAGAGTACGACATATCAAAAAACTACATCAGTGAACATACATATTTTAACGACTGGCAAGATAACGGCGACAGTCCGCTTGACGCATACAACCGCGTTATGGACAGGCATCGTGAGGAATTGGCGAACGGCGAGTTGACACAGGACGAGTTCGACAAGTATCAAAGTGAATTAGGTTCGGATATGTATTCGGAGCGTGTGGAGCAGTCAAAGAACTGGTTGGAAGAACAACGCAAGTATTACGGTATGACTGATGAAGAATATATCGCCGGTTTAAAACGTATTCAGCAGTATACACAGGAATACTATGACGCAGGGTTAATCAGTCGCAAAGAATACAACGAGAACATAATGGAATTAAATCACGATATGTTCGACCAAGCGGGTGAATCGTTTGACGATATGCTACAGCAACAGCAGGACTATATCAATAAACTGCGTGATGAATTTTCTGCACAGGAACAGGCACTACAGGACAGTTGGACGGTAGCGGACCGCAAGGCTGATATGTCCGAAACACAGGCACAGTTGGATATTTACGCAAATGCAGTAACAGACAGAGGACAGCAGAAGTACAAAGAACTGCAAGAGCAGATGAAACAACTGCAACGTGACGAGGAATTGTATCAGTTGCAAGTCAAAAACAATGCCACGATTGAAAAACTGGAGGCGGAGTATGACGCGTTGGAAAACAGCAAGGCTGATTTCATCAAGTCTATTGCAACCAACATTGACAGTATCGACGTGACGGGTATTGTAGCGGATATAACGCAATCTGTCAGCGGGGGCAATGACAAGATAACCAAGACTTTGGGCGAGATTATCGAAGCGATTAAGGGCATTAAGATTGAACAGCAGAACTATAACAACAACAGTAAAATCACAATTAATGCGGCGGACAGTACCGTTTTAGACGAATACGTATAATACGTGGAGGTAGATAATGCGAAACGGATTTATATTTAAAAACAAACATTCAAACGATTTCGGAGTGACTGTACAAACACAGTCACGTCCGATTAAACCGGAAATGAAAATACAGACATATGACAGCCCGTATATAGACGGTGAATATGATTTTTCAACGGCAAATGCATACAACCGTGAATTTTATAAAAATCGCGTATTTAAAATGAATTTGCAAATATCGGCGGCGGATATGTCTGAACTGAACAGCAAAATCACAAAAATCACAACGTGGTTAATGGGACGCGGTGAGTTGATATTTGACGACACACCCAATGTCAAATGGAATGCGTCGGTTATTGAAACAATCGACTATAAACCCGAAAACTACGGACACAAAGCCGTTATTTCGGTGTCGTTCAAAGTACAGACGTGGGCGGCGTTGGTATTTGATATTTTTGACGGTCCGATTTTGGATAACCCAAATATTAAATTAGATGATGAAATACCAATCGGACCGAATGAATATTACACGATTACAACGGCAGGCGACAGTACAATACATAACACAGGTGACCGCCCTGTCAGACCTGTTTTGCGTGTTACAAACGTCACAAAACCTACAACGATAACCTGTAACGGTATCAGTATTACGGTGTCTGAAAACTGCGTTATTGACTGCGACGAACAGTCGGTAACAGACGTAAACGGCAACAGTATTATGAAAAAAATCAAAGGTAGTTTTTTTGAACTGGAAACAGGGGAAAATACAATAAATTTATCCACGACGGCAACGGTCGAATTTTCATTTTATCCACAGTATGTGTGGAATACAGAAACGGAGGATATATACAAATGGGACAGATAACATTTATGCGATTGCACGACAGATATACAGACAGTTTTGAAACAGGCGAGGTGTTGAACAACGCCTATAACGTCAAAGAAACAAGGATATTAAATGATACGGGTAGTTTGGAATTTGATTATCCGTATGACAGAAAGGCACGTCTAATCAGTCAAAATATGTTGGTTAGTGTAAACGGTCATATATACGAAATCAGCCGAACAACACGAAATATGAACGGTGCGGATTCACTGCACGTTTACGGTACACCGCACTTTGTTTACGAGGCGCAGAAAGCGTTTATACCGACAATCGGCGACCATATCGGAAAAAGTTCAAGAGTGGTATTGCAAGCGGCGGTAAAGATTATTTCGGATTTCAAGGAAGAAGTCAAAGAAAAGTGTATTTTTCACATTATGACAAATGCGGAGCTAAGCGAAAAAGGAATGAAGTGGGTTGCAGATGATGAACTGCTGATTGATTTTTTCTCTACCGACAAAACAAATTTGTGGGACGTTATAAAAACGATAATAGAAAATTTGGGGCGTGGCGAGATATTCCACGAAACAACTATCGACAGTAATAACAACATTGTATGTAACATTGCCATTGTTGAACGTATCGGCACAGATAACGGCGTCAGACTGCGTTTAGAAAAGAATATGCAAAGCATATCAATAGAACGCAACGTAAGCGATATGATAACGCGTTTATGGGCGTTCGGAAGTGATGATTTAACGGTCAGCAGTGAAAACGGCGGCAAAGCATATATAGACAGTCCAAACATTGAAAAATACGGTGTGCAAGAGGGGTACAAGGACTATAGCGATTATACATCAGCGGCCAAACTGTACCGTAATGCAAAGTGGGAATTTGATGAGGATAACGAGGATAGAATTGACGTACCACAGTTGACAATCAGCGGTAAATTGATTGACCTATCCAAATTAGCCGAATACGGTGCGGCGGAAAAGTTGGAAATAGGCGATACAGTACACGTATTTGACATAGACGGTACGGAATATGTGCAGAGGGTAATTGAGTATCAGGCATATCCACTGGAACCGAAAGAGAGTAATATATCAATCGGGCATATCAGACGTGATTTTTTTATTGGACTATGGCAGACAGAGCAAGCGACAAAGAAACATTCAAAGTGGCAGACAGCGAATAACAGTGTAAATATTCGTAAGGTGCAAGGCACTGTAAACACCGATAGGAACAAGGTGCAGAGTGATAATAAACAGCTACTGTTGGACGGTGATTTGTTGTACATCGAGGACGACAAGGGCAGACGCCGTATAAATCTCGGCAATATGGACGGTAAATTTGTTTTTGAGTTGTTCAATCAGTTGGAAAAGAAAACAATCAAAATGGACGAGGACGGTAATGTAACGATAACAGGCATATTTGCCACAGGTACAGACACAGAAGCAAGAACTGTTATAGACAAAAACGGTATCCAAAGTTACGGCGCAGGCGGCAATAAATACGGCTTGTGGTGTAATGCACCGAGTAGCAACGATATGAGATATACTGATTTTAATTTATACTACAATAATAAGTGTATTTTTCAAATATACAACGCTATATCGGGAGTTTTGTTAAGAACGTATGGATTAGACATACTTAGTTCGGGAAATGGCACGACAGTCGGCAAAAATAAGTGGAAGTTTGAACAAGGAGCAAGCGGAACATTTCAAACGGCAGACGGAAAAACTGTAACAGTTTCGGGCGGACTTATAACAGATATTTCATAAAAATATTTACAAAATTATTCCTTTGTGGTACAATTTAGGTATCACAAAGGAGGTATTTTTATGAAAGGAAATATTAAAAGTTTTATATGCGGTATGCTCGTTATGGGTGTTATATCGTGCGCGGGAGCGTATGCGACTGATGTATGGCAAAATATAAATGTTTTACCGAACACAATAAAGGTTGTTGTAGACGGCAAAGAAGTACAAGCCGATAATTTCTTGTACAATGATACAACATACTTGCCGATAAGGGCAGTAAGTGAAGCATTAGGAAAAGACGTACAGTATGATAACCAAACAAGCACCGCCACAATATCAGAAAAGAAAGAAGATGATAATATGGCAGTTACAAGTAAATACACTCCACCGACAGAATATATAAACGACTCTGCGTTCATTACTCAAAAGGACGGTGTATATTATGCGTTGATTAATTTTGTGGCGACTAAAATTCAAGACGCGGGATATAAATTTGACTACGACTACGATACAAAAACATTTAAAGCCGTAAGCGGTGATAATGTGATTTATACGGGCAAAACAACGGTTATAGATTCAGATGAAGTTATCCCGTACGACCAATTTGTAGATGAAATAGAGCCATTGTTGAAGTAAAAGATAAAATCTTGCAAATAAAAAATATGATTTTATCAAGAAAGGCACTTGCCAAAACGGTGAGTGCTTTTTTCGTACCCAAAATGAGGTGACACAATGTACAGACGAATACCACCATAGCACGCTTACGGCGTGTTTTTTTAATACCAAAATCCCAATCAATTACGATTTTAAGGAAGGACTGATAAAATGAAATTAAATCTAAATTTCTACGGTAAAACGTTATTGCCACAATGGTGGCCGATAGTGAAAGAAAATTTCAAGACCATTCAAACTGACCACAACACACTGTCCGACAAATTGGACACAGAAATCACGCAACGCACCAACGCTGATGTAGGTTTGGCAGACAAAATCACCGCCGAAACCAAAGCGAGAGAAAGTGCGGATAGTTCGTTAAGCAGTCGCATAAACAACGAAGTGACAATACGACAGGCGGCGGATAATGAACTGCAACGTAATATTGACAGTGAAATCACCGAAAGACAGACGGCAGATACCAATATTTCAAATTCAGTGAAAGCCGAAGAATCAGCAAGAAAAAGTGCTGACAAAGAATTGAAAGCACGTATTGATGAAATCAATGCGAACACCGAAACAACTATACTGTTTGGCGAGAAAAAGCAACATACAGTAAAATTTGTTGCACCGAGTAAGCCTACACTATATTTTGACGGACAACAAGAATATGATGGCGAGAGTATGACGGTTGATATTACACTGAAAGACGCGTTTTACATTGACGGGAAACAGATTGCCGGAACGTTTTCAGAACCGTGTATAAATGTACCGATAGACGGCATTTATATTGTTGTTCGCTATGATTTTAGTAATAATATGTGTAGTATATCATCAAATTCTACATCTGTACCGTCGGCAATTTCGGGTGATGTATGGACATTTACATTGTATCATATTAACGATATAAATTTAGAAATGAAGATAGACAGCGAATCGCCGACAGGGGAAAGATATGAATTTATATCGGCGGCGGTTGATTATGTCATAGAAAACGAAAATGCCACAGGCGACAGTTATTTCATAACCAATACATACGAACGTGTTCGTACATTGGCAGATTTGGCAACTGTCAATAAAAATTCATTTATTGACGCTGTAAATGAAAATGCAAAAAATATTACAGACATCACCAAAAACCAAATATTTGTCGTGTGTGACGGCGACCACGACGAATTAAAAATACAGGCGGCGTTGTCGAGAGCCACACGAGGCACGGTAGTATATATCATGGGTGATTGTGTACTGACTAACGAAAACACACAGGACAGTGGGCTTGTTTCGGGGTTCGGTCATTATAATGCTATATTAAATGTAGGTATACGAGTTACATTAGACGGTACTTACTGTAGTTCAATTACGTTTAAAAATACCAATCCTGCCGCACGTCAAGTTATATTCTTCTTGGGTATTATGGCGAAGTTAAAAAATATAAATTTCCAAGAGGATAACACCACCTGTACTCAAACATCTGTTAATCCTATGATTTTATTTGGCAATAGTAACGCAATCGTTGATAATTGTGTATTAGGCGAAGTATATGATGTAAATCAAGATGATAGTACCGTTGGTAATATCATTATGTGCAGTGGTTCAAAATTTACAAACAATGTTATTGACGGTTGGTGCTTAAAAACAAAAACCAATATAGGTGCATGTATGAAATTTACAAAAGTTTTTGTAGATAACAATAAATTTACAAATATATGGACTACCGATAATTCAGATTCGGGATATTTAATGTCTGTATCAGCGTCGATATTTATAAACAATGTATTTGAAGATAACACCATACCACAAGGGGAAATATATTTCAGCGGTAACAACAGTCTTTGTAATCATAATATTTTCAATAGTAGTGATATCGGTAATATTACACTGGCAGGTAATACAGCCAATAATGTATTTATTTCGTTAGATTTGAACGAGTGTATAGCAGTCAAATTGAGAAGTATCTGCAATGACAATACATTCTTTGGATTAAAGGTAAAAGAAGGTGACTGCGCTTTTGATTTGGGTGTAGAAGCAACATTCGCAAACAATTATATTAAAAATCTGTCTATTATAACAACAGATAGTACAGAAGTTAAGGGATATAATATCCTTTATGCAAACAAGGCATTTTGTCGTGATAATGTGATTCTATTATCTGCGGCAACAAACAAATTAGAAAATCTGTACGTTATCGAAGCTAACGCTTCGTCGGTTGTAACGGGCAATGTCACAAGTGCAAGCTCAATAGGTCAACTGGACGAAGGTTGTGTGGCTGAAGGTAATACGGTTGCATGGAGTTAAGGAGGTCGAATATGTATAAATTTTATATGAAAAACGGAACAGCGTATTTCTATGAACGCGGTGTCGAAATTGATGGCACAGTGTACGGAATACATACCGATAGAGACATCCTACGTATAAAACGCAGGATTGTCAATGATAAATTCGCCGAAACTGACGACAATTTCGATATGGACACAGAAATTGCAAAAATTCAGCATACGAGCATCACATTTAAACAGCCGACATCAGAACAGCTGTCACAGATACAGGCGAAAACATACAACAGTATGACAGAATTAAAACAGCACGTTCAGTCCATTATGAACGGTGAGCTGACACAGGACGAAATTAATGCAATGCTGATGTTGCAGATTGCGGAACTGAAAGCAGGTGTTGACGGTGAATAAAACATTGATAAAAAAATACTATCAAATGGGCATTTACAAAGAAAAACATTTAGATATATTCGTCAAAGCGGGATATATCACGGCAGACGGAAAGAGAGAAATCATGGAGGGCTAATATGGAAAATGAGCAAAAAGAAATGTGGGAACGTCTGACGGCGGTTGAGCAGTCAACCAAATCGGCGCACCACCGTTTAGACAGTTTGGACAAGCTGACAGAGAGTGTCCACATCATAGCCACGGAAACAAAGGCTATGCGTGAGGACGTGAACGATATAACGGAACGTGTGGACGAAATAGAAAAGCGTCCAAACAAACGATATGAAACCGTTGTCGGTGCGATATTAACCGCATTAGTCGGCGGTTTGATAGGTTATTTTGTTAAAATGTTGGGTTTTTAGTATTTTAAAATTTAGGAGGTATGTAAAAATGAAAGATTGGTTTAAAGCGGCAGGAATAAGAGCAATCAAGACGATTGCACAGACAGCGATTGCGACAATCGGTACGGCCGCCGTACTGGGTGACGTCAACTGGGTAATGGTTGCGTCAGCGGCGGCATTGGCAGGTGTATTGTCATTGTTGACATCAATCGCAGGTTTACCGGAAATTCAAAACAAAGATTAAAAAGGAGGAATAAAATATGACATTACAAGATACTGTTGCACTGATGAATAGTGCAGATTATAAGGAACGTTTCAAGGCGGAATATTATCAATTAGCCAATAGATTCAAAGGATTAAAGAAAATGTTGGAAGAATGGGACAGGGGAAAACTAAAATTTTCCCCAACGTGTCCACGCAGTACATACAACATACAACTAAACGTAATGGCTGACTATTTGGCAATCTTAGAGGCGCGAGCAGTAATGGAAGATATTGAATTGAAAGAGGTGTAATGAAATATGAGAATTGGAATTAACTGCGGACATACCGTAAGCGGACAAGTCGGTTGTGGCGCGGTAGACTACATAGACGAAAGCGTGGAGGCACGAAATGTCGGTTATGCACTTGAAGATTTACTTAAAAAAGCAGGTCATACAGTATATGACTGTACAAACGATTACGCACCGACAGTAAGTTCAAATTTAAAACAGATAGTTGATATGGCAAATTCACAGTCACTTGACTTGTTTGTATCAATTCACTTTAACAGTGGCGGTGGGCAAGGTACAGAGGTGTGGACTTACGGCGGCAAAAAGTTTGATGAGGCAACAAATACTTGCAAGGCAATAAGTGAATTGGGTTTTAAAAACAGAGGTATTAAAGACGGCTCTAAGCTGTATGTGGTACATCACAGTGACGCGAAAGCTATGCTTGTAGAAGTGTGTTTTGTTGATACGGACGACGCAGAAAAATATAAAAAGATTGGTGCGGCAGAGTTCGCAAAAGCAATTTTCAAAGGAATAACAGGGCAGGAAACAGAAAGCGAGGATTTAACAATGTCACAATATACAGAATTAAAAGAATTAATCGAAAAACAGGCGGCGGAAATTGCTGATTTAAAGGACGTAAATAAACAGTTGGTAAACGTAGTCCAAAATACTATGATTTACGACTATAACGACAATAATATGCCGCCGTGGGCGAGAAAAGCCGTACAAGCCGCAATGGATTGCGGAGCGGTACAGGGTGATGAGAACGGCAGATTAGGTTTATCCTACAAAGATTTACGTGCCATTGTACGTGAATATCGTTGCGGACTGTACAATAAATAGGACATATAAAAATAGGTGGCTACGTGCCACCTATTTTTTATTTGTTTTCGTCTGCAATTCTGTTGATTGCTTCAACCAACAATTTCTCCGCCCACGCAGGCGGTTTTCTATCGCCATTCTCCCAATGCGACAATGTGCGTAATGGGACTTCAAAACGCTCTGACAATTCTGCCTGCGACAATCCTGCCGCAAGGCGAGCCTCTTTAATTTTATTCATTTTTTCAACACTCCTTCGCAGTGTCAATGGATTGTTTTCTGTATATGTTACGCAACAACGGTTCGCCGTCGCTACCAGTTCCTACAACATCACCCCATACACGGAATACGGGGCGACTGCTGAATGATATGCTCCCAAAAACCTGTATATCATTTTCAGGTATTATTTCATATTTTCCGTCGGGGTAAAACAACGCATTATATACAGACACACCGTCTTCATACAACTCATCACGATAGTTGTATGATTGTTCCTTTTCAGGAACATCTCCAAACCGTATGAACCCTTTCTCACCTGTTTTTCGTCTTGCCGCGATACTTTGTTCTATTCGTTCTTTTGCTTTCGCGGTTTCTATATGTATTGCGTCTATTACAGGCTCATTTGCTAAATTGTTTCTTATTTCGCAGGAGAATCCTTTTTCCTCTAATTCTTTGACGATTTTCTCAGCAACATTTTTGATGTCGCCGTCAATCTCCCACTTCATATCGGGAAGATTGTTTGCAACAGTGTGAGCGGCGTAGTATCCGTTTTCCCCACGCCAAGTTTCTCTGCCGAATGTACTGACACATACCTTAGGTTCATACCCACCAAGTGAATTTTTTAAAAGTTCTGTTTTCATAAAAATCTTCCTTTCGGTATACCCCCGCCATTGGAATGACGGGGGATAAGTTTGATTAATCTTCGATTTCTTTTGCAACGAAATCGAAGTAATATTCAACAACTTCATCATCGTCATTATATATCAAAATTGACTCATCTTTTAGGTTTACTTCGGCATACATACCGTTTGTATCATTTATATTATCAGCTAAATAATATAACGCATTAACGATTGCTTCTTTTTCATTTTCGGCTTCGACATCACCGTCTACGATATTGTATGAAATATGTTCGTATGGCTCTTCACCTGCGTATTGTCTTGCATTTTGTACACAATTTTCAACTTGAAATCTTTTCAT